AGACTTGGATTTACCACTTTCGGATTGGCAATGCCAGACGTGCTCAAAGACTATGACAATCCTATACAGTCTTATCGTGACTACTATCATCTCGACAAGGCTACTTTTGCCAGCTGGACTGGGAGACCTGCCCCCTCATGGTGGGATGATTCTCTCGCAGATTACGAAACGAGGATTACAGCGAAATGAAAATATTTGATTTAGAACAAGAGATGCTGCAGTTTGCAAATGTCACCGAAGAAATTGAGTTAGTAACCAAATACTTTTTAGAAGATTCTAAATGGGAAGATATGGCTCCTGAGTTAGCTGATGCTCTTATGAATAAGTATCTAGCTATTAAAGACTTGTACGAAATCAAGTTTGAAAATATGTGGCATACCTTTGAAGACGTTTGTAAAGAGTATCATATTGCTCATAAATTGGCAGGGCTTGAGCGAGAAGAAGAGCTACAGGGATTGTTTGATGAAAAATAAAAAAAGTTATAACCATCTTAAACTCGTAGCTTCTCGCTCTGGCCTATCAAAAGTAGATGAGCAGTACTTAGAGTTAGAGAAGCAACAAGACGAGCTTGAAGAGCAAGCAAGGTTAATTGCTGAAATGTATGGAGAACCTGACGAAGAATGAAAAAACTAGGCTTTTGGGTGTATGACACCTATAATTTCTTTTTTAGTCTTAAAATGAACCCTTTAAGATTTATACCAAATGCGTTTACACAGTACATACTGATGTTTTATCTGTCAGTGATGTGGACAGTTGTATTTACGCTTTGGACCGGATATAGTATTTATTTTGGTCTTGGAAGTGTCGGTGGACACTTGTTAGTAATTAGTGCATTTTTTATTACTGCTCTTACATTTCAAGATGCAGAAAAGAATGGCCATTTATGGGTACAGAGAGCTAAGCCTGCCCCAGTAGAGAACAGGAGAGGTGTGTGGGACCTGGAAAAAGAGGGGTGAGTACGTATGAGATTGTAGAAGTATTCTATGCTCAAAATGAAAGAGTATATAGAGTAATAGAAAAGAAAGCCGACGGACAAATACAAGACGTAGCACGACTTACTAGTAGAGAAAAAGCTCAATACTACATAGATGTACGTCAACAACAAACAGCACCGGAGCATAATCAATGGTAGGCAAGTTTAAAAGTAAACTATTTAATGTATATCATCCTCCTCACTATAAAGCACACCCTAGTGGGGTGGAGTGTATTGAAATTACAGAACACATGAGTTTCTGTCTTGGAAATGCGGTAAAGTATATCTGGAGAGCTGGAATAAAAACTCACGATCCTGTACATGATTTAAGCAAAGCAGTATGGTATCTAAATAGGGAGATAGCAAAAATTGAGAAGAATCAAGAAGAAAGAGTCAGAGAACTTGTCCGATACGAATATACGGAAAGTAATCGATCTTCTGAGTGGCAACAGTCCTATAACAAAAAAGGAAGCCTGTGGTATCCTGAATATAGCATACAATACAACCAGGCTTCAGAGAATAATTGATGAATTTGAAGAGACGCAGGCGTATCGTTCAAAAAGAAAAAGTCAAAACAAAGGAAAAGCAGCCACAAAAGATGAAGTGGCAGATGCGGTTACTCGATTTTTATCCGGCGACGCCATCTCAGAAATCGCAGCGGGGTTGTACAGATCCTCAGGATTTGTCAAAGCCATCATCGAACGTACAGGAGTTCCCCAAAAAGGAGAAGGAAAGTACGACTACTTGCCAGACGAGTGCGTTGCAGAAGATTTTGCTGATGGAGAGATAGTGTGGTCGGCCAAGTATCACGGCCCTGCTATAATTAAACAAGAATTGTCAATAGATTATCAGGCAGAGAAACCTGGAATCAAAGATGTAAACTACGAAAAGAAGTACGGCAGTAAATGCTATAACATCTGGGTAATTGAAAAAATTGACGATGATTACAGTGATCGCTGGACTACTACACAAGGCGGGGGGTTTACCGCAACACAGCTTGCATACGATTTGGGAAAGCTGACACACCTTCAAGAATACGGTGTAGATTTATCACGTATCTAAAAAAACTTCTTGACTTTCACTTCATATACAAGTATAATATGTATATTGAAGATGAGGGAACCAATGGGCGACCGATTTTATAAGCAACAACTAACGGCCACGGGAAACTGTCCCGGGGCTACCATTTCACAACGTAGAAGGAAACGAAGAATGGCATGGGATGACGAAAAGAAAGCAGCAGTAATTGAGCAATACGAAGCTGCAAATCCAACTCCAGAGAACAGCATGGAGATCGTCGCGGAGCTTGCGGAAGAATTTGAAGAGTCACCAAACGGTGTTCGTATGATTCTTACTAAAGCAGGCGTGTATGTAAAGAAAGCCCCCGCTTCTGGTGGAGCAAAAAGCACAGCCTCGAATGGTGGTAGTGGCGGGCGTGTATCAAAAGCTGCCGCCATTGAAAGTTTGTCTGCTGCAATCTCTGATGCAGGTCAAGAAGTTGACCAAGAGATTCTTGACAAGCTGACAGGCAAGGCCGCTGTATACTTTACAGGTGTTATTTCCGCAATCAATAACTAATACCAATGCTCCTAAGTAGTACGGGACAGCAGAAGAGTCTGCCAACTCGCTTCACTAGGAGCATTTGTGAAAAAGGAAGAACTAGCACAGCTTGTCAACGAGTATGGCGATGCTGTAATTAGTTATCGTAGTGAAAACAGTGGTAAGTTGAAGTACAATGTTTGTACTCTTGACTTCACTACTCCTTACATTCAGAACAAGAAAAATCGGGCAAAAGAGTCTGACAGTACTCTTTTGCTTTTTTGTTGGGATACTGATTCTTACAGATTATTAAAACCTGCTAATGTAACGAGCGTAGTTCCATTGGCCTCCGTACTAAAAAACGGAGACTGATATGGAACTACATAATGCTCCAGAGGTTTTTGAAAGAGTCGTACACTACGATGAAGATAAACAAATACAAATACGACTAACAGTAAATTGTTTTCGTGGTATCGAATACTTGCATCTACGCAAGTACTATATGGACTTTGAAGAAGAATGGAAACCTAGTAATGAAGGTATTGCCATGCCCCTCGACCTTACTAATAGTAGAGAACTATTTTGCGGGTTGGTAGAAATTTTAAGTCTTGCAGAAAGCAAAGAGATCATAGAAGAGCATTTTTCCGATCTTATCCAGGACATTTATACAAAATAGTTCTTGACTTTTCTTTCTTCTTTCTGTATAATATATGGTCTGAGTGGGAGAAAGTATGAAAGATTTTTTTGAAAAATGTGAAGCAGCATACTTTTCAGGTTTTCCGATTATTTCGGATGCTGAGTATGATGCACTTGTAGCAAAGTGGAATCATCAATCTGTGGGCCATACGGTTACAGACGGTGTTCCACATCTATACAAGATGTATTCACTACAAAAATATTTTGATCTTGCTGAAGCTCCTAATACTTCGGAGTATGTTTGTACTCCAAAGCTAGATGGGGCTGCTGTGTCTTTACTATATGTAAACGGACACTTTGCACTCGGATTGACACGAGGCGATGGTAACTTAGGCCGAGACGTTACCATGAAGCTAGAAGAGCTAGTATCTGCCACTATTCCTATGAAGGGTAATGTGCAGATTACTGGAGAGGTAGTTTTGCCCTCGTTTGTCCCCAATGCTCGCAATGCTGCAGCGGGGTTGTTAAATGTCAAAGACATTAAAGAGTTTCGAGAGCGATCTCAAGACTTGGTTTTTGTCGCTTACGACCTCCAGTTTGAAAAAGACTATTCAGACTATAAGTCAGCAATGTATGCATTGGCCCATGAAGGTTTCAATGTCGTAACAGACTTCGACGCTACTGATTATCCTACGGATGGTTTAGTATACCGCCTGCGCGATCAGAGAGCCTTTCAAAAAATGGGACATACAGCCCACCACCCTCGGGGCGCTTTTGCTCTCAAAGAGCAGAAAGAGGGGAAGATTACAGAATTACTCGATGTTGTGTGGCAAGTAGGTAAATCAGGCGTAGTCAGCCCTGTTGCTCTACTTGATCCAGTCGAAGTAGAAGGTGCTCTCGTGGGCAGGGCAACTCTACACAATATCGAGTACATTCGCTCTTTGGACCTGGAAATCGGTTGCAAAGTAGAGGTAATACGTAGTGGGGACATCATTCCGCGAATCGTTCGCAGAGCAGACCTGCCAAAAAATAGTTCTTGACTTTTACCTCAGTTTTTCGTATAATATATTCTACATTTTCGGAGTTATCTAAATGCTAAGATCAATCCTACCGCCAACGGAATGTCCGTCTTGTGGTGGCGAGCTTACTTCGGTCAATGATTTGTTCTACTGTTACAGTAGTAACTGTTCAGCACAGAAGCAAAAGAAGATCGAGCATTTTGCAAAGACTCTGAAGATTAAGGGCTTAGGCCCCGCAACAATAGAGAAGCTAGAAATAGATGACTTCGATCAAGTTTATCTATATGATGAGATTCTACTCTGTGATAAGCTGGGCGAGAAGCTCGGCAAAAAATTACACGCAGAAATTCAAAACTCTATTTCTGCTCCTCTTGATTTGGTATTACCTGCTTTTGGTATTCCACTGATCGGAAAAACGGCAACGAAGAAGCTGTCTGAGACTGTTACATCAATTACTGAAATTACTACAGACACTTGTGAGCGTGCCGGATTAGGCCCAAAAGCAACCGAGAATCTATGTAACTGGTTAAATGAAGAGTTCTATTGTTTTTATGATGGTGCTCTACCGTTTGACTTGAAGTTTACACCCCCTGGCGTATTGCCGATACCTATGGATAGAGGAGTTGTCTGCATAACCGGAAAGCTTAAGAGTTTTAAGACTAAGGCTCAAGCAGGCACAGCACTCGTTAGTCGTGGCTATATAGTAAAGTCAAGTCTAACAAAAGATGTAACGATTCTCGTAAATGAAAGCGGTATTGAATCGGCAAAAACTAAACAGGCCAGAGAATCTGGCATTGAAATAATTACGGATTTACAATCCTATTTGGAGAAAAAATATGGCACTTCCCAAGTGGACGGATGAGCGTACTGAAGCGCTCACTACCTTTGTCGGTGGCGAAAGCCCCGTATCCCAAGCTACTGTTGCAGAAGCAGCAGATCAGCTTGAAACCTCTACTCGTTCTATCTCTAGCAAGCTGCGAAAGATGGGCTTCGACGTAGAGCTGGCTTCTGCAGCTTCTGGTAAGTCTTTTACCGAAGGTCAAGAAGCTACCCTCCGCGCTTTCGTTACTGACAACTCTGGTCAGTACACTTATGCTCAAATCGCTGAGCATTTCGAAGGCGGCTCTTTCTCACCTAAGTCTATTCAGGGCAAAATCCTGAGTATGGAGTTGACTGATCACGTTGCTCCTGCCCCCAAGGTAGAAAGTGTACGTACCTACACACAAGCTGAAGAAGCTACCTTTGTTTCTATGGTAAACGATGGTGCTTTCGTTGAAGCTATTGCAGAGGCTTTGGGCCGATCTGTCAACAGCATTCGCGGCAAGGCTCTCAGCCTGCTTCGCTCTGGTGATATTGATGCAATTCCTCGCCAAGAAAATACAAAGGGTTCTTCAAATGTAGACCCATTGGATGGTGTTGACGTTGCTTCAATGACTGTTGAGGCTATTGCCGAGTCTATCGGTAAGACTGCTCGTGGCGTTAAGACTATGCTTACTCGTCGCGGTTTAACAGCAGCCGACTATGATGGCGCGGCTAAAGCAGCCAAAGCGGCTCAGTAAAACTTTTTGATGTAGGCGGCTGGCTCTCCAAATGAGGGCCAGCTTTTTTCTGTTCGGGGGGACAATTGAATATTGCCAGTGCTTTAATAAAGCAGTGTATTTCGTTGCGCGATTTTGAAACGTGGAGCTATCTGCGGAAAGATTATTTGCCTACGGAATATCATCTAGTTTTTGATTCTATAGACAAGCACTGCGAAAAATTTCATGAGTTCCCTTCGTTCGATGATTTAAAACTAAGTACACGCCACGCTACTACTAGAGATAAAGTATTTGCTATTGAAGCAGTCAATATTGATATTGATGCGGGCACTCTTCTAGAGTATCTTAAAAATGAGTATACTCAGAAAGAAATTTTAAACTCTCTTGATAATTATTTAGATACTTCTGTGCTCTTTGCTAGTGCAGAAGAGTCTGTGCAGGAATTGCATCAAATAGTCCTTGATATAGAAGATAAAGTTGACTTAGAGTTGCCCCAGGAAAGTATGCAGCGAATTGAGTTGTTTGAGCCTGAAGAAGAGATTGATAAATATATTGGTCTTGGGTTGAATACCGAGTATGACTTTGATATTAAGTTCTCTCCTCGAGACTTGGTATTGGTAGGTGGGCGTAGAGGCGCAGGTAAGTCTCTAACGTGTGCAAATATTGCTAACAATGTTTTTCAATCTGGCCGTTCAGCTATCTATTTCACTATAGAAATGGATAGTCGTTCAATACTGCAAAGGTGTTGTTCGATTGCTACTGGAGTACCTTTTGCTAGACTCAGAACACAAAACCTAAGTGTAACTGAATGGGAAAAAGTTGCTGGGTGGTGGGCAAGCCGCTTCCAGCAGGGCCAAGATCGCTTGAAGGAATATAGAGAAAAGCGCGATTTCCAAAGTTTTCATCATAAACTTACTACCGAGCATGAGCTTCTCCCGACTCAACAGCTTGATGTAGTTTATGATCCAAGTCTTACGCTTGCTAAGATCCGAGCAGAGTTAGATAAGAAAGTGAATAGAATCGAAGCCGGGGTCATAATTGTAGACTATATTAATCAAGTTAAAAGATCTTCCGTTCCCTCAAGAGGTGGACAGTACGACTGGACGGAACAGATTGAAGTTAGTAAAGCCCTAAAATCTATGGCACAAGAGTATGATTGTACAGTATTCTCTCCGTATCAAACAGACGCTACGGGAGAAGCTAGATTTGCAAAAGGTATTCTTGACGCAGCTGACGCAGCTTACGCGCTAGAAACCTGGGATCAAGAAGATGCGTGTATTACATTTAATTGTGTAAAAATGCGTGCTGCAAGTATGAAGTCATTTACTTCTACTATGGATTGGGAGTCTTTAAAAATAGGCCCAGAGACTGCACTCACTCCGAAAGAGAGAGAAGATTCGGCTCATAAGAGTGACGAAGAAATAAACGACCTATAATAAAAATATTCCTTGACACTCCCGTTGATTTCATGTATAATATATCTTGAAATTGATGGGAGTTTTTATTTATGGGGATGATATATGGATCGTTACGCTATGATGTCACGGGAAGAAAGAAGCGTAATTATGCGCGAAAAACTAAGACTAGCACGAGAGGGAGTATTCATGAGCCTCAACGAGTTAATTACCGCAGGTGTATGCTTGAGTACCCCTCAGCTCCCGACACAGTTGGAGTTGCCGCTAGGGTGGAGAGCCCACGTTATACTGGAACCCTCGTTAAGGGTATCGGAACCATGCATAAATCCAATGCGATACCAATTATCAACGAAGAAGAAATGAAAGATATTGCCAGAATGAGAAGATAGTGCTTGAGTATGTACTATGGCACTTATTTGGATGGGAGAAGCCGGATATGCACGATGCACTTATAGAACATTGGAACAGTAGAGATACCTGCCCTAACTGTGGAGAAACTTTAGAAGGGGACGGATATAGTAATGGTAATCCTGTACGATGCCCCAATGCTTTAGAAGAGGACTGGTGGTATAGCGAACCAGATAGCGGGCCTTGGCTTTGTAGTATTGATGAAGATTATGACGAGCCTACTGAAATAGATGAGTGGGCATCTTTTGATCCGGACTGTTAATGAACGTAGAAGATTTACTTAGCACTAAAGATATTCCTTTCATACCAAAGGGGAAAGACTTTGTTGTTCGTTGTTTGAACCCTGAACACGATGATCGCAATCCTAGTATGAGAGTGGATCAAATCACAGGTATTTTTAACTGTTTTTCCTGCGGCTATAAGGGTAACTTGTTTACTCATTTTGGCCAAAAAGCTAATAAGATGGAACTTAGAAAGCAACTTATGAGAAAAAAGATAGATGAAATAAGATTTCAAAGCTCAGGACTACAGATGCCAGAGGGCTACATGCCGTATGTAGGAAACTGGAGAAACGTAAAGCCAGAAACATATAAAGATTTTGAGGCTTTTATTCATGCAGGAAAAGACTTTAATGGTAGAATCTGTTTTCCAATAAGGGATAGATCTGCACGAATAGTAGCTTTTCAATCAAGAACAACAGGAGATCAACAGCCTAAGTATTTAAATACCCCTCCCGGGGCTAAGCTTCCTTTGTTCCCAATTGTTGAACCCCTTCAAGGAAGGATCATTTTAGTTGAAGGAATATTCGATGTTATTAATTTACATGACAAGGGATTGACAAATGCTGTCTGTTGTTTTGGAGTGAATAATGTCACTGAAGAAAAACTCCAAGTACTCACTGTAGCTGGAATAGAAGGAATAGATGTATTTTTAGATAATGATGATGCGGGGCAAGCAGCCTCTAAAAAAATTCGTGAGATGTGTGAAAATTTAGATATTGACACTCGAAATATTTCTTTTGGGGATAAGAATCTAGATCCTGGCGCTCTTGCTCAAACTCAAGTAGATAAATTAAAGAGTAAATTATATGCCTAAAGTTGCATTAATAGAAACTAAACCAAGTAGAACAAATTTTAAAAAAGAATTCGAATTTGACTTTGATCAGTACCAGCTTTGTTCTGATCCTACAGTCAAGAAAGTTTTAAAAAGAGATTGTGACATTGATATTAATACTGATGATTATGATTGGTTAGTACTTGTAGGCTCTGATGCTTTAAAGTACTTTACCAAAATAAACTCAGTTACAGAATATTCAGGCAAAAAAGTTGACGATAAGTTTTTGCCTGTTATAAATCCAGCAATGCTCGCATTTAAACCAGAAGCAAAGCGTACTTGGCAAGAAAGCGTAAAAAATATTCATTCTTATATCTCTGGAGATATTGAGGATGTAGTTATTGATAATAGTATAGCTTTCGGTATCCAAGACACAGAGGAAGCAAATGAATTTATTCGTTGTGCCATCAAAGATCCATGCCGATACATTGCTCTCGACTCTGAGACTACTGGTCTCTACCCTAGAGACGGTTATATGTTGGGCATTAGCCTTAGTTATAATGGCAAGTGTGGGGCTTATATTGATACCAACTGCTTTGATGATAGCACTGAATCACTTTTGCAAACCCTATTTAACCAGAAAACAGTAGTATTTCATAATGCCAAGTTTGATATGGCATTCTTTGAGTACCACTTTCATTTTAAGTTTCCTCAGTTCGGTGACACTATGTTGTTACATTATTTAATTGATGAAAATCCTGGGGGACATGGACTAAAGCAACTTTCTCTTAAGTACACTCCTTATGGAGATTACGAAAAGCCTATGTATGAGTGGATAGATAGGTATAGAAAAGAGCACGGTATACTAAAAGACCAGTTTAGTTGGGATTTTATTCCGTTTGATGTTATGAAAACATATGCTGCAATGGATGCAGTATGTACTTTTTTGATTTATGAAAAGTTTTATCCTGCTATTCACAAGAATAAAAAACTACTATCAGTATATGAAAATATCCTTTTGCCAGGAACTAGATTTCTAGTTGATACTCAAGATAATGGTGTGCCTTTTAATCGCACAAGACTTCTGTTTGGACAAGAACAAATGCAGAATGACATTGATGAAGCTATCTCTGCTTTGTATACTAATGACAGGATAAGAAAATTTGAGGAGTTAAATGGAAAACCTTTTAATCCAAATAGCACTGTTCAGTTGCGTAGCCTTTTATTTGATTTCTTGGGCCTCAGCCCGACTGGAAAGAAAACTGGCACGGGCGCAGACTCTACTGACGCAGAAGTGCTTAAAGAACTCAGCCTTCAATCGGACGTACCAAAACGGATCTTGGATATACGACAAAAATCAAAAATCAAAAATACTTATCTTGACAAAATTATACCTCAGTTGGATCGAGATTCTCGACTTCGTACGGGTTTTAATCTTCACGGCACTACTTCTGGGCGGCTTAGTTCAAGCGGTAAGCTTAATATGCAACAGCTTCCTAGGGATAACCCTACTGTAAAAGGGTGTATCAAAGCCGCAGAGGGGCATAAGATAGTGGCTATGGATTTAACAACTGCCGAAGTTTATGTAGCAGCAATTTTAGCAGAAGATGCAGCACTTATGGATGTATTTCGTAGTGGCGGAAACTTTCATAGTACTATTGCACACAAAGTATTTAAGTTGCCTTGCAAAGTAGAAGAGGTAGCAGAATTATATGCAGATCGGAGACAGGCTGCGAAGGCAGTAACTTTTGGTATTATGTATGGTGCCGGGCCTGCAAAGATTAGTGAACAAGTAACAAAAGACAGTGGAAAATATTTTTCTAGACAAGAAGCATCTGAAGTAATTAAAGATTACTTTGGAGCATTTCACAAGTTAAAGAGTTGGATTGATTCCAACCAGAAGTTTATTGAAACTAATGGATTTATCTATAGTTTCTTTGGTAGGAAGAGGAGATTGCCTAATGTTGAAAGTACCGATCCAGGTATCCGAAGTCATAGCATTCGCTCTGGCCTTAATTTTTTGGTTCAGTCTGCTGCTAGTGATATTAACCTATTAGGTGCTATAGACATGGGGGCATTTATTAAATCGCAACAAATGAAGTCTCGTATCTTTGCTTTGGTACATGACTCAATACTTGCGGAAGTTCCAGAAGGAGAAATAGATTTTTACTGCAAACAGCTTCAACACTTTGTTCAAATGGATAGAGGAATCACAATTCCGGGAGCTCCTGTCGGATGCGACTTTGAAATCGGAGAAGACTATTCAATGGGAAAATTCCAAAAAATGTATGGTGATTCAGTATAAAAATATAAGTAGAGTTAAGTTTCCTGTCTATGCCATGCCTTCGGGCAACTGGTATAGACAGGATGGTCTTTTATTTTTAGACGACAAAATCCTAGACGATAAAAACATGGAAGGTGACACCTTGGGGATACGCCGACTACAAACCCCGCATAAAAATTTACAAGAGTTACATTATCAGTTAGATAATTTTCGAGGTATTTTAAAATCAAATTCAAAACATTTTGTAGATAGTTATGGCATACCATTTATCTATGAAAAATCACAGTTTTGTAAATTAAAATACTATCCAATAAAAAGAATAGTTAGTAAAACTAGTAACTCTTTACTGTATTTGGAGGGAATAAAAAATCCATTCGTTATACCTAGACCTCCTGCCGATGAAATAATCTATGCAGGAATTCTTCACTACGGTAACTTACCGTGGGTTTTATATGATTATTCAGAAACTAAACTAAAAGATACAAGAAGGAAAGTATGAAACTTAGTCAAAGACTAGACATAGTAGTATTAGTTTTAATAATACTATATGTTCTTACAGGATGTACGATTACAAGAAATCCTGGGTTAGATTTAAGTCCGTGTATACAATGGACGGATATTCAAGTAACCGACAAAGAATGTACACGGCCACTTTATGGCGGAGAAAGACTGTGCGTATACGAGCCTTATATAACTTCAGTTTGTGTTGCTCATGAAAGCAGTACTTAGTAATCGTATTTACATGGATGCTAACTTGGAACTTCGTGAGAAGTTATCCAAGGAGTTGACGTATAAAATTGCACCTCAGAATCCTAAGGATCCTCCGATCATTATTAAGAATCTGCAGCGGGTGCGCGAAAATCTGGTATCCATACCAATCGGACGAGGAGATCTAATACCAAATGCGTATGAAATGGTGGACAAGAGGGTTATGGTTCCTGTTAATTTTCCTGAGTTTCAGTTTGTACTCCGCGAATCTCAACAAGCCGTCTATGACGAACTCGACGATAGCAGTATCATCAATGCGTGGGTAAGTTGGGGAAAAACATTTACAGGTTTGGCAATTGCAGGAAAATTAGGACAAAAAACATTAGTCATTACACATACAGTGCCACTGCGAAATCAGTGGGCAAAGGAGGTAGAGAAAGTATATGGAATCACCCCAGGCATTATTGGTAGTGGTAATTTCGATACCGATTCTTGTATTGTGGTTGGTAATACCCAAACACTCTACAGAAACATCGATCGAATTCGAAAACTTTTTGGAACAATTATCTTGGACGAAATGCATCACGTATCTTCGCCAACGTTTTCAAAAATTATCGACAGTAGTCACGCACGGTACAAAATCGGACTGAGCGGCACAATCGAGCGAAAAGACGGAAAGCATGTAGTCTTTCGCGACTA